TGAGCATCTAATTTAGGAATAGGTATCTCATCAGGGAACACTCTTTTATCTAAGTCTGCTTTAATATTAAGCCATATCTCCGCCATCTTACATTTACAGTAGTCTTGGTATATCTTCTTATGCTTATCTTTATCTTTAATACTTCTATCTTGGATGACTAAGTAGTCTGCTTTACAATTCTCTAATACTTCTTTCTTGATATTTTCATCAATAGACATATCATTACCTGCCCATTTAAGTAAATCGTAAAGCATGGCTCCTGAGTGTGTATTTGTTATTATCCCACAACCTTCATTATCGTAAAGGTTATAGAACTCTTTTAGGCATATAGCGGATAAAGCTAATCCTATTTGGGATTTAAAATCTACTTTAGAACTCATCTCCATTGCTACTTCCTGTTACTAATCCATTAACTTCATTAATATCAAAATCTTTAAATGCTGAGTATTTACCTTCAAATCTTACATATCTTCTACCTGTCTCTCCATATCTATTCTTAGCCATATTAATCTCGCAGAGTCCTTTTAAAGACATTCCATTCTCCATAGGATCGGTTTCAAAGTAGTCTGGCCTATAGAGTAACCATATCTGTACAGCGTTTGCTTCAATAGCTCCTGAGCCTTTTAAATCTCCCATTACAGGCTTTTTATTCTCTCTCTTACCAACTTCCCTAGATAATTGAGATAATTCCATCATGCAAAGATTATATTTCTTAGAAAGTTCCATTAAGCCGTTACTTCTTAATCCTAATTGCTCTTCACTACTAATCCCTCTTGTCTCCTCAATAGTATTTCTCATAATTTGAATATAGTCTACCATAACAACTATCAATTCATTCATAGGAACTGTTTTACGCATCTTTCTTATTCTAGTCTCCATATACTGCCAAGTAATTCCTGGGGTGTCATCTATGACTAAATTATCTTTTAATCTTTGCTTGTACTTCTTTACTTTTACTAAATCTTCATCTAACAATCCTCCGCCACGTATCGCATAAGAATTAATTGTAAGGTTGTTGGCCCACATATTCTTCATTAATTGAGTAGCAGGCATCTCTAAAGAAAACACAGCAACAGGCTTACCTTGTTTGATAGCTACATTATCAACGATGTTTACCATTAATGAACTTTTACCAGAACCAGGAGGCGCTCCAATAACAATAACCTCTTGTTTTAGTCCACCACACATCTTATCTAAATCTTTAAGCCCTGTAGAATAACCAACTATCTCTTTTATATTATTCTGAGCTTCCATTAACTCGTTAAATGCTTGATCAAAAATATCAGTTGCTTTTTTATCTACAGAAAGATTATTCTTAATACTCTCTATATCGTTCACTGCCGTCTTTAAATCTTCTAAACAGCTATTTACATCTCCTAATTCAGAACTAAGCTCTGAGTGAACTCTTTGAAGTAATGGAGTTAATTGTCGCTTAGAATACTCATCAAAAATATCCTTAACATACTCATCTACATTCTTAGCGATTTTATAATTAGGCTCAGACACTTCAAGTCCGATTTCTTTTTTGTTACAACCTGCCTTAATAAGCATATTAGAGAGCAGGTAAATGTCAGATTTCTTACCTTTACTATGATTATAAGTTATAATTTTGAATTTAACCTTATTAAAGTTTGTGGACCATAAGTTTTCAAATACCAAGTGTTCACAATTAACAAATAAATCAGCATTATCCGCAAATAGATTAAGTACTTCTCTTTCTTTTTGTTTTAAGTCCATGTGTTATTGAAAAAATGATGATGTATTTTTAACTTCTACTTTTAATTTCATTTCAGGCTTAAACCAAGTTGCGATAGCCTTTCCTTTCCATCTTAATACAGGGCGACCTTGATTATCATACCAATCTAGTGCCTCGTAATACTTATGGAATCTGATAGCAGCATCCTCTTGGTAGCCTTCTTTCTTAAAATACTCCTTTACTTCTTCTAATGTCGGCGCGGTTGCAGGCTTCTTTTTCTCCTTCTTAGGCTTACTAAAATAACTTTTAATAGCTTCATGTGTAGCTTTAGTGTATTTCTGCTGCTTCTTTGATCCGTCTGCCAAAGTGAAATTATATAGGAATAAATCTCCTTCTTCTATTACTTCTAGTTTTACCATGTTTTTAATTCAAGTTTGAGTTATAATTTAATATTACTTAGTGGACTTTGGATTTTACTTATGTGATTATGGCTGATATGGAGGTAGATATTAGTCGTTTTTACACTAGAATGTCCAGCGAGTCTTTGGATAAGCGAAATATCAGTTCCGTTCTCAACCATGTGCGTAAAGCTGCAATGACGCATAAGGTGTGTGTAAACCCTTTTATTACATATTCCTGCTTTATCTGCCAACTGTTTAATTACTTCTCCTACACTTCTATCTGTGTATTGCAGTGATTTTTGTCCATTAAAAACATACTCGGCGGACTTGTACTCATTCCAGTAACTTTCTAATACATTAATCAAATCTTGAGATAATGGGACTTGCCTATCCTTATTTCCCTTAGCTTGGATTATATTAATTACCATTCTACTTCTATCAATATCTTTCCATTTCAAATTTATAAGTTCCGATACACGTAATCCACAAGAGTACAGTAAAGCTAAAATTGCTTTATGCTTCTTATTTTGGCAGACATTAAACATTCTTTGAATTTCGTTTACAGAAAGAACGATAGGTAGTTTCTTATCAGACTTAGGATAAGGAATCTTATCAATCTTGCTTGGCATACCTACAGTTAATTTATAGAAAGATTTAATAGAGCAAAGGTTATGCTTTCGTGTATTTATCGTTTTAAAAGTCAATAAATACTCTTTAATTTCCTGAGTCGGTATTTCTTTAGGCTCAGAATATTTATCGAATTTTATAAGAAAAGATTTAACTCCAGAAGTGTAATTTTCTTTGGTTGCATCACTATTATACTTTAAAGCACAATCAGTTTTATATCTATTTATCCACTTTTCTAAATTCATATTTTCGATTTTTTAATTAAAGAGTATTGATTTTGCTGTTAGTTTAAAGGGTAGTTTACATATAATAGTTAGCAAACAGTTTGCTTGGTTTCCCTACATTTGGTGCATACCATCAAACTTTTGCCTTGTACTGATAATCCTGTGTTCATCCAAGAGTGGTCGCAAACCGATTTGCTAACAGCAGATAAACGCAATTTTTCAGCATCTAATTCTTTAGCTATGGTTTCCAACTCTCTAATTTTTTCTATATCTAATTTCTGTTTCATAAAACTGCGTTTATCTGCGAACCGTTATAAGCAAACGGTAGCTACTTTGAAACGTTTTTTTTTACAATCTCGTAATTTAGTTCGTGTAAATCTTTAATTAATCCGCAAGTCATACTTGTTTTGGGTGTTTCTTCAAAATATTTATATCCTCTATTTTTAATAATAGTGTATAAAACATTGTGTTCTTCGGCATCATTTCCACCAAATAATTCTTCTATTTCAATCATATCGTTATTTTTTTTAAATTGTTTTTCATAGTAACATTAGTAACCGTCAGCTTATAACCCAACCCTTACCCAACTCGGTCGACACCTTCGCTGGGTAAGGCTTCATCCGTTATAAGCAATAAAAATTACTTAGTGTACACTTCGATTCGGTCATGTGCACTCCAAACATTAGCCCAAGCCCACTCCCATTCTAAATCATCAGGGCGGTTCTTTTTGTGAGCTTCTTCAATAGCTTGTATCGCTTCTTCTTTGGTGTCGTAATCTCCAATAAAATCACCCATACCACCGCTTGGGTAATAACAATCTCCGTAAAATGATAAATACGTTTTCATAAGTCGTAATTTTTACAGCTTATAACAGCACCTAACAAAAATGGCTGCTACAAGCATTTGTTTATAATTCAGAAGTTCTTACAAGCAGCCACTTCTATTAGCTGCAAAACGTTACCAGCAATTAGACAAGGAAACCTTCCAATATTAATTTGTTGTGCAATATCTCAAGTCTTTCTCGTGGACTGAATAGAATATTGAAATCTTCCCATTTCATTCCACAAATTAATGCTGATACTTCTTTGAGCGCCATCTTTTGGTTGAGCGATAATGATTTATACCAACTAACTGCTGGTAACAAGCGGTTGGCGTCATTGCCGTTTTCGTGGTTTATTGAAGTTTTGTGTTCCATATCAAATTTATTTTAAAAGTGAAAGTTTAGTGTTCCAAAGTCGGCAACGAACGCCAACCGCCAGAACGTTAGCAGTAATGCCTATTTGCCACGCACATACTTGCTGTTAATATTCCTTAGTGTTCTCAACACATCTTCTTCAACATTTTGCAAAACGCATCCTAAAGCATACATCTCTTGTCTGTCTGCATCTTTTGGTAATGAATTTACTATATCCCAAAATATTGAAGAAGATTTACCTGAGTAGCGGTAACGCACATAGGCACTACTGCTAACAAGTGCTTTATTCAATGCCTTAGTTTTCGGCTTCGATTTTACTTTTGTCTTTTTATTTTTCATTTGTGTTTCAATTAAATTTTATCTGTTAAGTCGGCACTAAATAAAGCACCAACCGTTAGTACTAATAGCCTTTGATGTTTAATCTTCGGCTTCGTCCTGCTTTGTAAATTGATATACTAATCTATTAGCGATATGATTAAAACCTAAAATGTCAGTATCATCTTGAGTTAATTTTTTATAGATATTACAAGGCACTATATTAGCTAATGCGTGCAAAAATGCAGTTGCTTTATCCTCATCATCAAAATCGCTTAACGATATTCTATAATCGCTATCACTATCTTCATTTAACATTTCTGCTATTGCGCCTTGTATAATTGCAGCGTATTGGTACGATTGTTCTTTGTTGTTTTTCATATTTTAGTTTTTAATTGTTATTGTTTTTAAATTTTAATTTGGCTACTGGTACTAACAGCACCTAATAAAAAGCTGAGTTAACAGCTCATATATTTTTGTGTAATTACAGCCTTCTATTAGCTGCAAACCGTTATGTTCAATTTTATTTTATTAATTTTTAAAAGCCTACGCACCTAAGCGTTATCAGTAGGTATATTTACCTTATTCTTATATGGGCTTTCAATTTCAAAAACAATTTCTTGCTCGTTGTTATCTTCTCTAAAAGCAATTATCTGTATCCCATATTTACCGCCACGCTCTCGCATTTCATTTTCTGCAATTTCTTTAGCTGAATCAATTCCTGAGCATAAATCTACAATGTAATTATGTGATTGTTCGCTGCTCCAACGTTTGGCAATTACTATATAACTGCCTGTTTTTCTAAGTGGTTTTTCTGTTGTCATAAATCATGTTTTATTAATTGTTCTGTTTCTATTTTTAGTAATTGCTCTCCAACAATTTCTATTTCTTTAAATTGCTTTTCAATCTGTTTTAGCAAATCATTGTTTTGTTTTTGAAATAAGTTAATAAACTCTTGATTCTTTTCAAGTTCGTGTTTTAATCGCTCAATTTCAGCCCATATAAGTTTTTTTCTAAAGTATAAGTTTTCCATTTTCCTCCGCTTTTTTAAAAATTAATAAAATAAAACTGCCTCACACACTTGCCATCGCACCAACATAACACAACCTAAAATCAAACCGCCATATACTAACCGCTTATTAGGCGGTCAGCTTTTAGCTTGATGCCGTTAGCAAACATTAAAACGATTTGCTAACAATAAATAAACGTAATGTTGGCGTGTTCCGCCCGTAGCGTGGTATGGTAAGTTTTAGGCACTTACGGTTATGGTACTTGTCCATTAGCCAGAGGAACACTTTAACCACACACCAACACATACGTTTATTATTTTCCGTTATGTGCCATTTTAGGACACCCTTGCAATCTCATACACTTCATCAATTAAATGGTAGTGAGTTGCAAATTTCACCATTGCATAATTTAAACTACTTGCTTCAATATGTACCATTAAATCTTTATCCATACTTCTGTATTGGAATAAAAAACGGCACATAACAGCACCTAAAAAAGATGGCTTGCTTTGTTCTTCTAATAAACTTTTGTCTGTGTTCATAATTTTGTTCTTTTAATTAAGTTTCGAGGTATTAATCAGCCACCTCGTTTAGCTGCAAACCGTTATGCGCAAGCAACGGAAAACCGCAGATAAATCGTGAAATCGACGTGGCAAAAACAAGTGTTAT